GAGGTGAGCTATACCGATGGAGGTCAGACGTGTACCTACAGGTATAAGAATCCTGATCCAAGCAAGGGACATCTGCCTACTAACAGCACATACTGGGAGATATTAGCCAGGGGTGCTGCTGGTGAAACTGGTAACTCTATATTCTATACGTTCAATGACAGCCTGGAGAAGCCTGCTGTGCCTACAGGCTCAGGTAACACTGGAGGCTGGCACACCAACAGCACAGACGCTGTAGTGTGGATGAGTATCAAGAGCGCAAAGGTGATCAGTGAGGGATCCTGGGGCACTCCTTTCAAGGTAAAGGGTGCTGATGGTACCAGTATTGTGCCTAAGGGCTCTAAGAACAGTGTGGCAGATCTGCCTACTACAGGAAATTCACCTGGTGATTGCTATTTCGTGAATGGCTATCTGTATGTATGGGATGGGCTTACCTGGATCAACAATGGAAAGATCAAGGGTGATCCTGGTACCAGCTCATATCTCCACCTGAAATACTCCAATGATGGAGGACAGCATTTCACTGATGGTCAGGGAGAGGTGCCTGGTAGGTGGATCGGTATGTACGTGGATCAGTCAGTTACCGATTCCGATAATCCAGCGGATTACAGCTGGAGGGATGCCCAGGGAGAGCAAGGAATACCAGGAGAAGATGGTGAGGATGGTAGGACTACCTATCTGCACCTGAAATACTCCAATAATGGCGGTTTGTCTTTCACTGGCAATAACGGTGAGGATCCTGGAGCTTACATAGGTCAGTACACAGACTTTGAGGAAATGGATAGCAGTGATCCTACCATGTATAAGTGGAGTAGGCTCACTGGCACTGCTGGAGCTGCTGGAGCTGATTCCGCTGCTGGTGACTATTACGAATACCGATATGCTAAGAATGGCTCCACTGTAGCACCTCCAGAGCTGGATCCCAATAATCCTGATCCTAACGGATGGACTAAGACCATGCCTCAGGTGGGAGCCCTGGAATACCTATGGTGTACCATGTGTAGGAAATCAGCTCTGGTAGATCGTACCAGGGTGGATATTCCTGTATCTAACGTGGATGGCTTGCACGATTTTTCAGGCAATGGCTATAACGGCTATATCGGTAGCAATACGATAGTAACAGACGGTGATCACGATGCCTTGCAAATGACAGGTCAGAATGACAGTAGGATCCCTTACGATCTGCCTTTTGGTGAGAGCTTTACGCTGTGCCTGTTTATGAAAGTAACCACCACACCTGTAAAGTGGATCATCTGTGGCTACAATGGTGCTGACTATGTGGAGAAAACGCTAAACCTCAATGCCAACACCTGGTATCACCTGGCTTTCCGTTTCAATGATACAACGTGTACGCTGTTTATCAATGGCGAACAGTCGGATATATCCGTGGTGAGTGAAAGGCTGGTAGGTTTCTCTGTCTATGATGATAACCTGTTTGGATCCACAACCCTGATCCGTGGTGTGAGGATCCTGAAAGGTGCCCTGGCTCAGTCCGATATTGTTGCAGTCCTCACAGGCTCCATTGATCAGATCCTCCAGCCCTGGAGCACTCCTTTCCGTATCAATCCATACGATGGTAAGGATGGCGTGGCTATCAGTGTGTCTGAGGTGGATGTGGAGTATGCTAAGAGCTCATCTAACTCTGAGGCTCCTACCAGTGGATGGAGCACTGATACACCGACCTGGGAGAATGGAAAGTATATCTGGAGCCGTACTAAGGTAACATATTCCAATGGTGAGGAAACCACAACAAAGCCAGCCTGTATCACTGGCACACAGGGAAACAATGGCGTGGGCGTAAGCTCTATAGTTGAGCAGTACTACAGATCATCCAGCAGCCAGTCATTGACAGGAGGATCCTGGCTCACGAATAACCCTGGATGGGTGAATGGCTGGTTTATCTGGACGAGATCTGTTATATCATACACCAATGGTACCAGCAAGGTTACAACGCCTATCTGTGTAACTGGCAGTAAAGGTGAAACAGGTGATCCTGGCAAAGATGCTGCCTACATCCATCTACTTGGATCAGGCTTGAACAATAGCCAGAATGCCTATATCAAGATCTTCAATGGTGTGTCTGAGCGTACAGTGCAAAGCAACAAACGTGGACTTACGGTTTTCACTGTAGAGAGATACACGATGGAGCTTATTGATACCAGGAACTTTGATACCTATGGATCTGATGATGCAATCAACAATATGGTTACATACCTGAATGGCTTGAATGCAACCGTATTCGTCTGTATTGTCAGCTTTGATGCTGTGGGATGGAATGATAACCTGGTGAATGCCCTGGCTCAGTTTGGATGTGCTGGAGTGCAGAATACCGAAAAAGGACGTTTCCCATTTGCTTTCATAGGTGTAAAGGGACTGCCAGCTGGTTACGCTCTGATGATGCAAAAGAACGATGATAGCAGCACGCCTCCAGCAGAGGTGATCACCTATGTTGCTGATGGTGTCTTTGCAACCTCCAGGGATGGAAAGGACGGTGTTGATGGAAAGAGCCCAGTGCTGGTTTTCCGTGGTAACTACAACGACTCTGGCAGTGTTACATACTATGGTACCAGTCACAGGGTGGATGCTGTCAAGTATAACGGTGTGTACTACATAGCACGTGTGGATGCTGGAACTTTCAACACAGTGCCTACTGATACATCTAAATGGAATCCGTTTGGTGCCCAGTTTGAAAGCATAGCCACTAACCTACTCCTGGCAGAGGGTGCAAGTATCGGTAGCTGGTGGCATAGTGGTGGTAAGATCGTTTCTACCCTGGGGACAGGAAACAAGATCGAGCTGGATGCAAGCGTGCCCAGGATCTATCTGGAGAGCTCTGTAAGCGGAGGATCCTACTCAGAACAAACTACCCTGGGATCGGAGATCGAATTGAATGCAGGCACAGGCACTGTAGAGGTGAAAGCAAAGAATGCTCCCAGCTATAGCTCTGGTACAGCCTATATGTCACCAACAGGCATATTTGCTAACCTGGCAGGAACACAGGCAGTATCAAGTGTAACAGGATACATAAGGAGGGCTGCAATGGTGGCTTTGGGTTATGGCAATGTCAGTAAATCAAAATGGGAGCTGGGGGCTGATGAGGCTATGATCGCAGGTGTATATGGTACGGCAAAAAACAACAGCAATGCCCCTGCCTATGGAGGGTATTTCTACGATTTGAAAGCGTGCGGTTTCATGCTTTACACTAAATACATTGGAGATAGTTCCAAAGGCACAGACCTGTATATTGGAAAATCCGTAAGCCAGGTTATTGGTGTAGTCAATGGGGGAATTACAAAGAATGTGTATTTGCCAAACGATGGCTATGATGGCAGGGTGATATTATTCCATCAAATGGGTGGTGGAGCTTTGCGGATTTATCCTCAGTCAGGTCAAGTAATGTATGATGACACCTCTCAGAATGATTACTATGATTGTGGCGAGGGGCATACTGTGATAGCCATTTTTGGTATATGGTATAAGAACTCTGTAAAAAAAGAAATATGGTGTGTAAGAAGAATACATTTCTAAAGATATGGTAAGATACGGAAAAATAGAAGATGGTGTGCTGAGATCCAGAGAGGTAGAGGCATACACAGAGCGTTACCAGGTAATAGAGAAAGGTGTTACCCAGGTAAAAGAGCGTATAGTGACAGTGGAGGCACAGATAGCCGAACTTGAAAAGGATGGCTGGAAGCCTTTGGATGAGATTGATGAGAGCAAGCTGGAGTGTGCTCCTGGCTATGCTGTCAGGATTGTTGCTGTGGAGTGCGATGATCACATAGGCTATACCTATGAGAAGATCCAGAATCTGGCTTATTACAAAAACCAGATCAAGGCACTCAAAGAGGAGCTTGATAACACCGATTACAAGGTGATCAAGTGCTATGAGGCTTTCCTGGTCGGTGAGGCTATGCCTTACAATGCCCAGGATCTCCATACATCCAGGCAGTCCATTAGGGATAATATCAACAGCCTGGAGGTTGCTCTAAAGAGGCTTACAGGGAAATCAGAATAATTAACCAGGTAAACAGGTGGGTTGGCTGGATCCATCTGTTTACCTCCAGAAAGGAGGTGTTAAGGATGAAAAAGTAAGATATGTGGAGGTGAAACAGGGCAAAATATCATAATTTCATTAAAAATAACGCCTTAAAGGTGTGTTTATTGAACACATTTTATTATTTTTGCAGTAGTTTTCTTAATTCAATCAAGCTATATGAACGAAATGTACAGCCTGAGGATCCTATCCAAAGGACAAATAACAGACCTCACAAATGGTTTCAAACTGAACGGAGGAGTTCCTTTCTCTGTTTTCGTGAGGTCTAAAAAACCCTCAATGGAACAGAACACTATCATCCAGTGTAAGTGTCTCTGTGACAAAGAGACCAGTGATTTTCCAGTGCCTGTAGGTGACTGGACACCAGCTGCTATAGTGGAAATTTCCCCAGACGCTATATCGCTGAGTGACTACGATGTTTACTGGGGAGCTGGTGAATCAATTAAACAGTAAAGCTATGGGAATGCTTTTAGGAAGTGGCTCATCTAAGCCACAATACCCTTACGATATGTGGTATGGCGTACAGGGTGATTTTACAAGCAGGGATCGTCACCTTACCAGGGTGGGCAATCTGGATCTGCACCGTACCTTACCCATCCAGCAAAAGCTCAGACGCTTTGTCGAGAATGAGGATGGATCCGTTAAGTACTACCTCGGACAGAATGACAGCCGTAAGAGGGATTCTGGTGCTGCTGCCATCATTGACAGTACCGATGGTAACGTAATGCTTGAAAAGCCTGAGTACTATTTCCGTATGGAGTTTGAGGGTACTAAGTGGCTCAGGGCTTACTCTGAATATCCGCTGCCTGGATTTATCAAGATGGAGCGTAAGGCTATATCACCCTGGTTTGGTACCTATGATCAGACGCTCCAGAAACCTGTCTCTGGCTGCTGGCTTACCTGGGATGGCAACGAAATTGCCAGGGATGCAGACGGTTTGCCTGTATTCACTGAGAATGCTACCAGATTCAGGGGTGGTAACGGATCTGCATCTTACGATGGTACCTACAGGAGCTTTGTAGGTATGGCACGTACCTCTGTCAATAAGGCTACAGTGCGTGGATGGTGCAACGCTGCTGGCAACGGCATCCATCATGGAGCTTACAGGGTGTACAATGAAATTGCATGGCTCCAGAGGGTTGAATATGCCTCTATGGACTGCCAGGACACCTACACCACAACACTGACACAGGACGGTTTTCACCAGGGAGGCTTGGGTAGCGGATGTTCTGTGAATGGTGGTGAGTGGAACACCCACAACGGCTACAATCCTTTCGTTCCATGTGGTGTTACTGCCACACTGGGTAACAACACTGGTAAGGTTTCCTACGTGATCAAGAACTGGGCAAACTCTGGTAATGATAAGACCATCCAGGTTACATCTTACCGTGGTTTGGAGGTGCCTTTTGAATATCTCTGGATGCTGGCAGACGATGTACTGATCTGGCATAAGGAGGATGTTTCTGAGGCTTACGTGTGTGAGGATCCTACTAAGTTCACCTCTCACTCTGACAGTGCTACAACCGTTCCAGCTGGCTATGAGCTGGCATCTGAGCTGCCTATGGCATCTGGCTATGGACTTACGATGTCTCACAACCATAAGGGCTACTCATTCATTGATAAGATTGGTGGAGCTGCCAATGAGGGTGTATGTGACTACTACTATTA